GTCTAGCCAACTGTGCGTGATAACCCCAACTTTCTTTCAAACTTCTGAAGGTTTGAAATAAAGGTCCCAGAAACACCCTTGATAGGAAGATCAAGATCTCTGTCAAGAGATTTGAAGATTCTATCAAGATTAGTGCCTAAGAGATCCATAAGAGGTACAAAAGTATCTCCCATGGCCTCAGACACTAAATGGGACGCTCTCTGGTCGAGAGCACTAGTATAACAGTAGACAAAGTCTTCTGGAATACTAGACCTATGGAGTAACTGAGAAGAATACAAATTCTTCAAAGCTACCCGAAGGTAACCCATGAGTCTTGGTGAGTCAGATCCATCCTGAAAACACCAGGTTTTTAGACGGTCCTCTAAAGGTAAACCTTTAGGATTCCAACCTAAACCCCCAAGGAATTCAGGAACGTCACAAATTTCTGAGATTACTCTCAGTTGTCTGGGACGTAAGATCTGACGGACACGAGGTCCAATATTCCTAGCAATATCGATGAAAGATTCATCAGATACTGCACGCCATTTCAACTGAGAAATAACTTTCTCAGGAGTAATGACTTTCCCAGCAAACTCTGCAAGCTTTGCTGAGGATAGGGATTTGGATTCAGCTATTGGACAACGGAGACGTCGCAAGACATCTTTATATCGAATAGCTAACTCGTGATCCAGTATAATCACATCATCTCCTAGGATAAAGAACTGGCCATTAAATGGCCTATCCAATAATCCAAAGAGAAGAAGACCATGCGTTAATGCAAATGAAGCAAAGGAAGGGTATAGCCCTAAGGGCTGTCCTCTATTCCACTGAATTTCTCCTAAACCAGGAAAAATCCATTTGGACTTGCTAATCTCAATAAAGAGATCAACATCCTTAGCATCAGGAAGCAAATAACGTAAGGTGTGTTCCTGTAATGCAAGCGGAAAGAAATCCGTAGCATTAGAAAGGTCCACTGATTGTACTTCACGACCTTGTTGGAGCGCTCTCTGCACATAAGGGAAGGCTCTACTTTGGTCAAATGTGCAATCCCATGGCATACGGGAGAGTACATTATATAGGAAGTCTCCTAATGGTCCTAAGACCAATTGGAAGACACGTCCAGGATTGGCTACAGCACGAAGCTTGTAACCAGATTCCTGAATCAAACCTATACGACCTACAGTAAGAGTCTTATCACCTTTATCAGAATAAGGTGATTGCCCTAATACCTGAGTCTTCAACATTGGTAGAACATTACAAAGTAAAGGATCATAAAGATCCTTATAACGATGTAAATGAATCTGACCAGTGAATGAACGAATCAGGTATCCGACAGAGTCAATCAAGGATTCTTCTTCTGGGAGGCTACCCCAAGGGGTAGGTCCTCTTTTTGAAGGAGAACATTGATAAAACTCAATCGGATCAGGTGCAGAAAGACAGCCTCGCCTTTGAGGGATAGAGATTCGTCTTAAAGCTCTGCGAAGAGTTAAGACTATATCCTTATCCAGGACAAGGCCTGGTGCAAGGACAGCCGACACAAACTTCTTCTTCTGAGAAGGTGTTACCTTCTTAGCAAAGAAATAAGTGTAGATCTGAAGTAGTTGTAGGCCTTTAGAGAAACGATTTGGATGTGAAAACATCCAACTCTCTAATTGACCAATACAACCACCAAAGATCAATCGTCCCGGTGAAGAGTGTGATCGCGAGATCCAAACGGAAGTAGGCGGTAAACCAGCCTTCTTACGCAAAAGATCAAGCTTTATACTCTTCAACCGACCGACTGTCCATTCCTCCCCAGAACTACGGATCCATTTTTCCACAAGTGGAAGAAATCGACCAATAATTCTACGGGAGACGCCAGTTGTCTGAGCTCGTTTGAGAAGGTCCCTGTTGAGGTTGGCAGTTTTATCTGCCATTCGACATCCCTCCTTTCGGAGTGTTTGTCACCTACAGGGCCCGACTCCACGGGACCAGGGGAGTAATCGCATTCCCATGATTGCTCTCGCAAAAGAGGCTAAAGTAAAATCGTGAAGAGGAACGACAATACGAAAATTACTAGGATAAAAATCCACCATGGATTTAAACCCGAGGAAGCTCTCGTATGTCGTTGAGGACCCCAAGGGCTCTCTGCTTCAGATAGCTTAGATCGGAGATTATCGATGTCGCTTTGGAGCTTACGTTCCATTGCGTCATATCTACGCTTAAGGGTCTCGTGGTCCCTGAGAGGAACCCAACCTAGGGTTTCATCAGAGTCAATGAGATCGTCTAAGCGCTGAGATATCATCGTTCGTAATTTTCCATCAGGAAAATTCGAAATCTCCTTCTTTGCCTGTCCGACAGCTCTGAGAACCTTTATAGGGTTCAAAACGGCAGACGGCAGAGCTTCAAGGTAATCGTAAGATCTACCTTGAAATTTCATATTTCACCTCCTCTCAATTTTACAGCTCCTATCAAGTCATAGCCAATGACCTGACTCATGG